CAATAAAAAAGAGATGTTCGGACCTCCCTAAAAAATCATTCGGTTTCTTCTTCACCTCTTTTTTTCTTAGCACCAATATTGTATTTTGTTTCCAAAATCCAATCACCTTTGTCTTTGAAAGATAAAACTTTAATTTGATTCAAAGGTGCAATATCAGAAATTTTATTCAAATCTACTACAGTAATCAGACCCCAATCAGCAAGTAGATGAGTGATTCTATTACGACGTTGTACATCATTAACAGTTAAGTTTGCTGGTTTTCCATCCAAAGCAAACAACTCTTTAAAATGCACAAGATAATACTTACCCTGCTTATGCAGAATATGGCAAGATTGATAGATTTTCTTTTCCTTTCTTGAAGCAACTCCGATACGGGTCAAAGTCTCACGAACTTTAAGAAAGTCATCTGGTTCATTCAGAATAACTTCCACCATTTGGTCAGGAGTCCATTTCACTTCAGGTTCTTGAACGACGCTCATTTTGTTCCTCCAATATCAAGTTTTTGTTTAATAAAATTAATTTGTTCTTTACTAAGAATTTTCAAAGCCTGTTCTGCCTTTTCATTACTATATCCATAGTAAGATTTGACGTAATCAATATCTTTGATTTTTTCTTTTTTGACCCAAGGAGAAAATCTCTTCTTGATTCTGATTATATTTATAAAAAAGTCATACTGAAGTTTTTTATCCAGATGATTATACAAATTCATTTCATTGGCATACATAATGCAATCAATGTGTCCAGATAGACAACGGTTAATAATATAAGGAGGATATTCTTTTTCAGATAAAGGATTTTCATCCATTATATTATCTTTTGTTTGATTAATTGTGTTTAACCAATCCTTCAACTCTGTGCTCATTTAAATTTGCACTCCACCATAATTTCAGTCAAAGCAGCAAGAAGATTTATTTCTTGATCTGCCACAAATGCTGCCTGATACTGATACTTAGCAACAATGAGAACAGCAGCAGCAATAGAAGGACCATCAAGGGTTTCATAACAAGCATCGTAAACACGACGCAGAAGTACACCAGAATCATTGTCCAGATTACTGACGACCCACTTACGTACTTCAGGAAAGTTTTTTTCTTTAAGATTTCTAATAAGTTCATCAGTTTTTACTTCCGAAAAAGTAGAAAGAATACCCGAATCAATTTCTCCACTAACTGAGTATCTTTGACATTCGTTAAGGACTCGTCTCCAGTCTGGAAAGTACTTATTGATAAGTTCTGCAAGTACTTTTTCTTGGTATTTGATTCCTTCATCATCCAAGACTTGTTGCAATCTTCGAAAGAATTGACCTGCAATTTGTGGTTTTTGTTTCCCTTGTATTGAAAACTCGACGACTGCACATCGGGAATGAAGTGGTTCAATAATTTTGTTTTTATAGTTACAGGTGAAGATGAACCGACAATTGCCACTAAATTCCTCAGTAAACGCCCGTAGGAGGAGTTGTACATCGTTGGTTGTGTTATCTGCCTCATCAATGATGATGACTTTGTGTTTAGCAGTTGACGAAAGTGAGACGGTCGAAGCGAAGTTCTTCGCATTGTTTCTGACAGTATCGAGGAATCTACCCTCATCGGATCCATTAATGACATAAAAATCTACTCCAAGTTCATTACAGAGTGCCTTAGCAACTGTAGTCTTGCCACATCCAGCAGGTCCAGCAAGAAGTAAATTGGGCACTTCACCTTTATTTAGAAAATCTCTAAATGTTTTCTTATTATTCTCTGGAAGAATACAATCTTCAATCGTTTTGGGTCGATATTTTTCGACCCACAAAAAATCATTTCTCATAATCAAATAGGTTGAGGACCACCAATAATATTTGCAGATGGAATCTGTGCTTGAGCAATTCTTTTTGCTTGAGACTGACTATCTGCGTCAACAATGACTTCCAAATAACGATTATCACCTGGAAGTTTATATTTTACTCTATATTTCATCCAAAAGAAGAATCTGGTTCCAGTGCAATGTAATAATTCAGATTATATCTTTCATTGCTAAACTTAGACAATAGTTTCTTAGAAACAACTACATCATAAGTTCCTGGAATGATTTTGATGTTTTCTACTTTAAAGTTAAAAACAAACTCATTAGTAGTTTCTCCAACGTCAATAGAAAACTCATTTGACGTGTCGTTTTTCTTGTCACGAACAACAAGACGAATTACTCCGTTTTCACCAACAGCAGATAGGTCAGGAAGTTGATAAACTGCAGATGCTTTAATGAGTTTATCAAGTTGTGAATGCTCCAATTGGAAACAAACATCTTGAGAAGGAAGTTTAAGTTCTTTTTCTGGAGGTGTGACAATCACCTCAGGGTCAGCAAAGAAGTATTTTACCTTTCTCTTACCTTCACTAATTACAATATAAGATTCATTAGTAAAATTCAAATCTGGGTCTTGGTGAAGACTGAGACCATTCAGAAATTGATTAAGGTCATAAATGGCAAAGTCTTTGGTGAATTGTTCCTTGACATCTGCCTCTGCTAGAATATTTTTCATAACAGAAATAGTTCTAAGTTTAGAACCAGATTTAACCAAAATAGATTGATTAATTGAAGCAAAGTTCTTTAGTACAGTAATCGTTTCAGCAGAAAGTTTCATATCAGAATTTAATCTCACTTGTTTTCAATAAGGTTCAGATGATTAATCAAAAGAATAGTATAGTGCAGAACTTTAAACAAGTCTTGCCTTGGGGTTCCTTTAGTATCATAACGGTCAATATATTTTGTTACATTGCCAGCACAAAATCCTTCACGTCGATTGTGCTTGATTTTATCTAGTGTTTGCTCCGTTCCATTTCCAGTCCTATCAACATAGTGTTGTCCATATGTTCCTTTAATGTATTCTTCCAACTGCTTCAGAATTTTATCTTCATTGTATTTCCAAAAACCATTATTATTTTCTTTATTCATATTTTGATTAGTTGTAAAAGAAATTGTATCAGGGGAATAAGCACCTGGATTTCCAGTAAGACTAAATCCATCTTCATACCAGAATGCTTGACTAGGATGATCTGCTGGATAGATTGTATCACCACCACTTGCACCAACTACCGTATCACCACTAAAGGTAAATACATCATTAGCACCTGGTGGTGTATTTACCTCGTTTTGGGCAGGAAGATTGTCGGTTTTGATTGTAAATGTAGTAAAATTACTGCTGTCCATAATAAAAATTTTGTCTCCATATCAGTATACCAGATTGAAAAAATTAGTCAAGAAACTATTTTGCTGAATCCCTTGATTTTTTCTACCTTTATGACTCTATCAAACAAATCAATCATCTCATCAGTTTTATGGGAGATAACCAAAATATTTGAGTCAGTAATAATATATCTTATAATTTTTGTAAAATATTCAATTCCAGTTCCATCAAGAGAACTATCAAATACCTCATCAAGGATTAATAGATTTGTTCTAATCGAATTTTTCATTCTTGCAATATCTCTCCAAGTGAAAAGAAGTGCAAGATTTATTCTCATTTTTTCTCCTTCACTAAAAGATTCATAACTAAAATCTTCGTGAATTGGGGATTTTACATTTTCATTAAACTCCTCATCAAGTGTAAAGTTAATGTAGAAGTCCATCATCTGCAAATATTTGTTTATTTGCTGATTCATTATTGGGAGATATTTTTGAATTATCTTTGCCTTAACTCCACCATCTTTCAATAATGTTTGAGAGAAGTCATAATAAACATTAAGTTCTTTATATTTTGCTCTATCTTCCTCAAGTTTAGATAAAGTTTTTTCTAATTGTTTTAACTTGCTTCTTTCAGAATTTTTATCTTCATCTTTTGATTTAAGTTCTTGAATTTCTTGTTGTAGTTCTCTGGTTTGTCTATTAAATTGAGAAATCTTAACGTTGTTGTTAGATACTTCATTGTTTAAAGTTAGAATTTGTCTAGAAACTTGATTGAATTTTTTTTCTCTATCCTCTTCTTCAAGGATTGATTTTTTTAATTCAATACAACCTTTCTCTAATTCATTTAATTTTTCCTCACATTCTCCAACCTTATTTAATCTAAAACTTTCTTCTATTTTTTGCGTACAGGTTGGGCATTCCGAACTATGTCCAAAGAAGTCTTTCTGCTCGTTAATTGTATTAAGTTTTTCCTGAATTTTTATCTTCAGTGAGGATAACTGTTTAAGTTTTTTTGTGCATGAAGATAATTCATCAGACTCTAATTGTAAGTCTAATTTTATTTTATCTTGCTTTTCTTTATTGTCTTGCTCTATCTCTTTTATTTTAGATTCAATTTCATTTATTTTATTCTCTTTATTTTCTACTTGTTTCTTTATATCATTTTCTATGCTTTCAATGAATTGCTTTTGCATTTCAATTTTTTCTCCAGTCATCTGATGTGTGACTGTTACTTCTTTTATCTTGTCACTTGTGTTTTTTATTTTTTCTTTGACTATAGAATTCATTGAAGAGAATATTCTAATATCAAGTAAATCCTCGACAATTTCTCGTCTATTTGCTGTTGATAATTGCATGAATGGGACAAAAGATGCACTTCCCAATATAACAATCTGAGTAAAAGATTTAAAATTTAACTTTAATACTTGTTTTTCCAACCAATCTTGTTGGTCGTTGTTTGATGCCAACTGATTGATAAGTTGGCCATCTCTATGAATCTCAAATATAGATGGTTTTATTCCTCTTCTAATCATCCATTTAGAAGATGCTGTATTGAATTCTACCTCAACTACACAGTCCTTTTCATTTGTAGAATTAATTAACTGGTTTTTGGTAATCTTTCTAAATGCTTTATTGAACAAAACAAAGCACAAAGCATCAAGAAGAGTAGATTTACCACTTCCATTTCCACCAATAATTAATGTGGTATTAGATTGCTTTAAATTTATTTCGGTAAAGTTATTTCCTGTTGATAAAAAATTACGAAATCTTATTTTGTCGAAAATAATCATTTGTTCTTGGAGGAATTACAAAGTCATTATTAGTGATTATAACATAACTATAGTCATGTACTTCACATGTTTTAACTGCTAAATCACCATCAACCTCTATAACAGACATTGGTGGATAATCTTCTGCTTCTAATAAACCAGCATATCTTTCTGCGTCATCTTCTTCTTCAAAAAAATATACATACTGCTCTCCATCTTCATTTAGGACAGCATAAGCACCTTCATCTTCTTGCCCTTTGATTGTTAATATGTACATCAGATGGGTAAGTAATATTATTTTTATTTATTTACTCAATCTCTAATGCTTCATCGTAAATATCTTTTATGATTTTTTTTACGATTTCTTTGTTCAATTGAAATTCAGACTCTTCGACATACCCATTCAAAATACTTAGGGTATCTTCTATTTCTGTTTCACTATATTGATAATTTGAATCATCAATATCTAATATTTCAGAAACCTTTAGTTCCAAAAAAGGAATTTTTGTTAGGTTATCCAAAAAAAAATCATATTGCTTTTGATTAGATTTTTTCTTAACAATCAATTTTACTATCTTATCTTTGAGATTATCTACATCAATA